CCATCGTCAAGATTAAAACGCTCTTTATATTCTCGGAAATAGTTTTTAAGCTCCTCTTTGAAAATTCTCTGTGAGAATGGAAATGTGATTTTTGCTTCTTCGCAATATGTTTTATACATTTCCCAAGCAGCTTTAAGAGTTGTTCCGTCCTCTTTTTTAAACACGTGGTAAGAATCGATGATGAAATTGTAGAAATCATTCGACGCACCAAGCATAGTAATAGGAATATAATCGTCGTACATGCCCGGATTACTTAAATATACCTCTCGACAATGATACGCGATAGCACCAAGTTCAAATCCTAATTGTTTTACAACCGTTTTGTATTCCTTTGGACTTAATTTGTTGCCTGATGGAGCAACATCTATCAATCTTCGTATAAGACCTGATTTTCCGTCCGTAATCTTTACAGGCTTGTTCGTACCCATAAATAAGAAACACTTAAATCGGTTAGCGTATTGTGACCTGAACTTTTCATTAACCGTCATAAGCTCGTGAGATACCAAACTGTTTAATCTGGTATTATCTTCGATTTTTGACAAGTCGCCATCGTGCTGTATCGCTACCAGCGGATTACTTTTAAACGCTTCAAGAGCAAACGCGTTACTTGATGAACCTAATGCCTTAGCATCAAATACTGAATAATACCCGTCAAATAACTGTTGAACAATATTAAGAACTGTAGATTTACCTGTTCCGGCTGCACCATATAGAACCATAAACTTTTGTAGTTTCTTTGATTCGCCGGAAACAATAGAACCAATAGCCCATTCGATTTTGTGTCGTTCCTCTGGTGTATATAAGGTTGACATCAGTTTATCGTAAGCATTGATTTCGCCTTTTTCGAGAGGGTAGTTAAGTTTCTTACTTGCGTAATCTTTTTTATTGGTTTCCGTGTTGGCAAATATAAGTTTCTCATCCAACATATGAAACGAATCCCGCATTTGCTTTTGACAATATTTATGCCAAGAGTCAATCATTCCGGACTCAGAGTCCCACATATGCAGGACTTTTATCGTAGAGTCAAAACGCTGGCGGTTTTCTTCTGCGTATTTATCAAGTTCTCGGTCAATCAAGCGTATTACATCTTGCTCGTCTGTTGACCAAATTCCGCGTTCGTCATCCCAGATAGCGTAGAAGTCACCGCCTCGAATCATTAAATCGGAGCTTTTCATAATACGAAACTTCGGATAGATTTCTATTACACCACGCTTTGTACTACGTGTTGAAATCACCAAAAAGTCGATCATCGCATTTTATACTCCTTCCACGCCTTTTAATTCCTCGATTTTTTCATTAAGAGCTACGACCTTTTCTTCAAGCTCTATTCGTTTGACTTCAGCCACTATTAAACAAGCAGTCGTGGTTAAAGCAAATATACCCAACCACGCGTTTGTTCTCGCCTGTGCACGAAGTGTTCTTTTCACATTTTTCATCGATACTTCGTAACTCTTCATATTTCCGAAAATATAACGAACCATTTCATCCATTGGTGTTACCTCCTTTCTTTCAAATAGTTTGCATAGCTTTTACGAGTTTCAAATTTCCAGTTATCCTTACCATTGTAAGTAAATATAAACTCTTGTCCGTTAGTTTGGCGAACTCTGACACTGTTTTTACCGTGTGCAAACCAAACCTCGACAAATTGAGCATATTGTGGAAAATATAATTTGAACCATTCATAGATTTTTTTATGGTGCATATTACACCCTCCTAAGATTGTAGAATATAGTCTAAGTACCAGCACATCTGATACCATATCTCAACAGTACGCAAATCGTACTTACAATGTTTAACGGTAAATAAACCGCCCTTACCATTTCGTTCGTAATCTCGGTTAAGGAATATACCGATTTTTTCATCGACATAATCCCTATCGAAATTCTCGTCATACATAGAACCTAACCCAAGATTATCAATCATACCGCCGAACCATTGTCCAGTACGGTTTCCAATATCCGGGTCGTCCATAATATGCTCTTCACAACGAATAGCAAGGGCGATTAACATTTCCAAAACACTGCAAGGTTTATCGTCTAAATATGAAGCAATCATTGCTTGATGAATTGACTGCTCATCTCCGAAACGATACCTTAAGTTTATTCCGTCTTCGGCTCGATTTCCATCCATAGGAATAGAATAATCAAACTCGATATCGTGTAAGCGAAATAACAATTTCCGATAGGACTGCTTTTTAGAATATGGCAAATCATCGCAAACAAGCTGATACATCCACTCGAAATATAAGTTATTCAGCTCGTTATTCGTCATTCTACCTCCACCTGACGCGGTTTAGTCTTCAAGACCTCAGAATATTCTCTTTGGTCTAACAGGATTTCATAATCACACTTCAACATATCATTACGAACATGTACAGAATCATTTTCGTATTCGCCAATATGGTTTAATGATTCAAATCCTACAACTTCATCGACATCTTCTACAATCTCATCGTTCTCATCTGCCAGAACTTTGTCGGCATAGTAGGTTAAACTGATTTTTGTGTACGACTCGAACTCACCGAACTCGTCAGGGGTTATAACATACGGTTTTTCAACTTTCTTTCTAACCACCATTGCGTCGTCCTCGTTTAAATTCGAGTAATCAATATAGCCATCTTTTGTTTTACTTCTTCCGGTGAAATCCATAACATTAGGAGTTTTTCCGTTTTTTTCTACCTTAGGAATGGTTCTTTCAGGCTCAGCCTCAACTGCGTGTTCTTTATTCATAAACGCAGCCTTAACCGAATCAATTTCTTCTTGAGCAATTTGCTCGTATGTAGTCTTGAGATATTTCCAAGTCGCCACGGAACCAACTGCCGCACCAAAAGCAAATATCATAAATCCTTTAAATTTACTCATATTTTTTCGTCCTCCTCTTCGTTTTTGAGAGTCATAACAGTAAACGCTAACCCTCCAAATAATAAAGAGATACTAACAAGTATCCCTCCTGTAATATGACGCTTACTTTTTGTATCCAATATACCGTCAAGCATATAAATGATGTTTTCCAAACCATCCATACTCGTTACCTCCTTTCGGTTGACAATACAGCAACGCCACTAACTAAACAAATACCAGCTAATGATGCCAGAATATAAGATACGACTTTCATTTTCTTCGACTCCTTTCATTTTTAGAAATTAATGCGTTCAATACTTGCGATTCTACCGTTTAACGGCATATACACATTTGCACTTCCCATTACTTTAACTGTTTTGTTGAGTTTTTTTGTATCAACTATAAACTCGACTACATCGTTGTTGTAAGAATATTGATGTGTATTATTCGTGTGTCTATCATCCTTACAATCTGCGAGAACACCGTAAAATACATTACCAGTGTCTGTTGTGATTTTATACTTTGTTCCGATTGTAGTACCATAATATGAACCAAGAGCAATTAAATAATAATCGTCTTTGATACCCAAATCTCTTTCACCGTTGGCTCTCATAAAACCATTTGAATCACTCCAACCCCAAGCACTTATAAATTTATACTGAGCACTGTTTTTATTCGTAATGCATCTGTAGTCCATATAAGTCTTGAATGAGCTATCAATATTTGGCACGCCAAGAGATGTGTATGCAGGTTCTACTATTATCGTTTCAACCTTAGGGGGTTGAGCATTAAAGCATTCAGCAGAACCCCCATCGCCATTCGATACCGCACCGGATGTTAATATGATAGTCGCTATAGTACACACGACCATCGCTATAAGTTTCTTTCGCATAATTACCTCCTTAAATCAGGTTGTATATAATCCCATCGACATTAAAGTCCACGATTGTTACCGGGACAAGGTCGCCGTCCTTTTCTTTATAAGTCTGATGAATAATGAATTCAACAAAGTTATCTCCATTAGGCTCGTCTGGATTATAAACCCAACCAACTACGCTTCCTGCCGGAGTTCGTTTGACTCCGAGTTCATCATAAATCTCGTTTAAGAACAAATGCTTATTCGCTTTGAGTTTATCGTTTGCCCACTGCTGCTGTGAATTAAGAAACATTCTGTTATAATCAGGGTTACTGTCATAAGACGCACAAGTTTCATCGAATACGATTGCATATTCGCTAATCTTGTTTGGGTCAACAACTCCGACCGTCTTTTTTACCTTTTTTTCTTTTCCGTCTTCGCCGATAACCTTTTCAGTAACTTCTTTGGCTTTGATGCCGTATTTCAACTCTTTGTCAATTTCTTCACCGAATTTTTCGATAACTCGACCTCTGTATTCTTTGAAGCTCTTATCAACCGCTGTATATGCCGCCATTAACGCCACATTTCTCTTGCGAAGAATGTTATTAGAAGTCAGTATACTTGTGATTGAAAGCCCACCCAAGATAATAGAGGGACCGTAAAGCTTAGCGAAATTAACGCCAGTCTGAATATAAGCGATAGTGAGGTCTCTGTGCGAGTCCTTAACTGAATATGATTCTCCCTGAGGAGTAACGCCGTTTTCTACTGATGTATGAATTCTGTCGATATCGTCCTTAGTCTTATCGACAACCTTATTAACTTTTGTAGTCGCTACACAAGCCATAACACCACTTGCAACAACGCCTACAACGCCCGTAATCACAAGGATTTCAGGGCTATGTTTTTTTACGCGTAAGCTGACTTTGCTGAAAGTCGAACTCACTTTATTAGCAATTCCTGTTGTTTTCATAATTCTTAAAAATCTCCTTTTCGTTTTTATTATTTGAAATAGATGCGACTTTTTGTCCGTTCGCATATAAATCGACCTGCTCGTTTTCTTCTTTCAACTTACGAACATGCTCGATAAGGTGTTGCAAGTACCACATAGCTTTCTCAAGGTCCTGAAGACCATTTTTCTTGTCCCAACGACAAATATACTTAAGCACATTAGCCGTATCAACCGCTTCGATACCCTTTAAATCAAAAGTAAACGCCTCAATTACATCAATAACCTCTAATCCGGTTTCTGATTGGTAATGAGACGGATGTGAAACTAACTCGTCTTTAGACTCGTACGCCATTTTAATCATTCTCCTTTAAACTGTTATAATATTCTTCATAATCGGCTTCAGTAGCAAACAACATCGTTTCTTCGCCGATGAAACCGATATAACCATATGATGTATAATATCCATCCATAAATATCGCTCCTTAATCAAACGGAAGAGCTTTCGGAAGCTTGAGTAAATACCCGTCTCTTACACGAACAACGCTTGCATTTCGGATATTCTTTGTCCATCCGTACTTATTGTCGGTGTAACTTCCTTGAATTCCAACAAGTTCGTATAAATCAGCCACACTAACCATACCGTAAGTTTCAACAAGCTCGTCCATTGTAGAGAGAACACTTTCAGCTTCACCACGGTTATCAAGCACAATATCGTCATATTCGTAAGTGCTTCTTGTTCTTATCGAACTGTAATCTCTTCTTCGGTCATTATCTGATTCGTAGTAACTTCTGTAAGATATCTTAGAAGCAGGGGACTTCTTTTTACTTCGTCCAGCCTCTCCATACAACATCATATCAATACCATTCGTTACAATATCCGATATGGCTTTCTTTATTGCCGGAATAAGGACATCCATAAGAATATAAGATTTCACATTACCAGCGTCTTCAGATATAAATACATCTGCGAACTTTTTTACATCGCTTCTTTTTTTAGTTTTAGCAGAGCCTTTGATTACTTTTTCCACTTTTCGTTCAGCCAAGGCTTCCTGCTGTTCTTCTTTAGATTTGTGCGAATTAGGCTTATAATTCTCCACAAAAATTCCTCCTTTCACGATACTAATTTAATCTCACCCGGAAGAGTGATTTTTGTATTTGGAACTCTGTTATTTTCCTTTTTAAAACGATAAGCCAGATTATTTCTTGCTTTCTTTTCGGATACTGCGTATGTAGAAGCTTTCCATCTTGCCATAACACAGTTATCAAATTCCATAACAGGACCATCGTATGAATACTGATTCATAAAATCCTCCTCTGCAAAAACAAAAAGAGAAAGTACCGTGTTTCAGATACTCTCTCCCTTGAATCGCATTTTAATTTAGTTTTCCTCAGATTCAAAATCTTCTTCGACTTCCTCGGAACATACGGGATTTACCTCAACATAATCTTCCTGTTCATTATTGGCTTTAAATTTCGCAATAGCCGGTTTGATTACGAACTTATAAGCAAGACCGCCTATAAGCATAACCGCTCCAACACCTGCTGCCACTTTAAAACCTTTTCCTGTACCAGTTTTAACGATGTCTTCAGTTACCTCCATAACTTCTTCGTTTGTCATGATTTCTTTTGCATCCATAATTGTTACCTCCTAAATTTATTTTTAATAATGGATTCTTTCCATAAAGTACATTGAAATTTTCGCGATTTTAATGATAGTCATACTCCGGCGCAACCTCATAATCAATTACAAGACACGGAGTTTCGTCATTTGCAAGCTGTGAACTGAACTGTAAGTCAATATAACCTCTATCTATGTTCCAACCGAGGTCATCGCCAAGTTTAATACCATCCAAACCTATTTCATAGTAGAAATCGTTCAAAGATATAAACATTTCATCACGCATACGACGATTTAATTCGTTTACAGCCCGTTTTAACATATCTATGTCTGTTCTGAAATATCGTTTAGACATCAAATCAAGACATAGAGTATTTCCTTTTTCGGTAAGAAAGACCTCACGATTCGTAACAGGAGTTTTGTCAATCTTGTCTTTTACGATTGCATCTCGTACATCCTGTTCTTTTTTCTCACCGATAACCTCAACTACTTTCTCCTGATACTCTTTCAAAGCAGACTCAGATAAGCTGTACGCGGTTGCTAATGCCGCATTTCTTCTAAAGTTTACTGAACTCGCTCCGATAAGACAACAAACTGACATTCCACCAACAATAACTGATGGAGCATAACAAGTCCAAGTTGTCTTTATAGTTTCAAG